CAAGTGTCGGTACATATGGCTCTGGTGGAGTGACAGGTTCCGGATCAGCTGGCGGTACGTACACGCTGCCATCATCTGACAGATACACTGTCTGGCCCTCATCACGGTACACTGTAGTCCAGCCTGTCAGCGTAGTGGCTAGGATGCCACCTGCAGTGTACACCTGGATGTCTCCGCCCCAAGTGCCTGGTACTGCTCCTGTAAAAACGATCTGAAGCACATGCTCCGATGTTGGCCGGATACTCTGGATTTCATACAGCTGATCTGAACCGACAATTTTAATTTTTTCCATTGAGATACCTCCTAAAATGAATTTTTATGTATTAAAAAAGGCCCTTTCGGACCTGAATTTTCGTATTTTATTGGTTAGACTGAATTGTATAGTGATATGTTTCCGTATAAAGTTGTCGGTGGTACAGACGTAATTACATTGACTAAAAGTGGTATCTATTCTGTTAAAGGCACTCCAATAAATACGCCAACTAACAATAACGGCATAGCCATAGTATTTTCTGATGTAGGAAGTCCGTTTATACTTTATATTCCAGATGTGGAACCAGCTATTTATAAATATAAACCAGCAGAAAAAAAGTGGTTTAAATTTTCAGGAATAACCGTATAGTGATTTTATATCAGCGTACGGGGCTTATTGGGATAATATAAATATTGATACGTTAGCACGTGGAATTTATTGGATTAACACATATAATAACGATTCTACAATTACAGGGAATGTACCTTTTAGGAACGACCACATTATGCTAATTGCTACGGGAAATATAAAAGAGGGCACGCTACTACAGTGTGCTCTATCTTTAAACACAACTACGTTCAAAATCAGATACAAGGCAGCGGGAACATGGGTGAATTGGAGTTAATATACTCCAACATCCTAAATCATTTTTTTCCATTTTCCTGCGGTTGTTGGGTTTTTAACATATACAAAAATTTCTGAACCACCTTTAACAAAAGCATAAATTGATAGATATCCTGTCAAATCCTCCATTTTTAAACACACACCTTCTGTTGCACTTGTAAGTCCAGCTTTATAAGGTGTGTTTGCCGTTGCGCCATTATACCAAATAAAGGCACCCGTTGTGTTTCCATCAAGTAAATCTGATGAGTACACAGCTTTGCCTTTATCACTATACAATTTAGTGTAGTAATCCATCAACACTTTCCCCTGCGCCGCCGACAACGGTAAGCTTGGATTATCCGTCACACAGTTGTTGACGATAGATCCAACATGCAAAACAAACTGCAAACCGGACTTTAAATTCCGGAAAAACTGGAAAAAATTCATTTTGCTTTTCACTGTATCAAGAAACTCTGGAAAGCTGCTGATTTCTTCTGAGGTTCCTGAATCATCAAATGTCGGATTCTGTATATCCAAAAAATCCTGCACAGAAGCTGCGCCTGTAGGGTTTACAGTAATCGTGATCTGTGATGCATTCTGTACCGTGGACTGGATATTGTATATGTAGGCTGACGGTGATACCTCACTATGGACCGGCATCTCATCCGGTACCGTTGCCTGAGTAACAGAAAACAAAGTTTCTTCTCCGTCCTCAATCTTTGCATACAATCCAATAGTCTGGATCAGATATGCCTGATCAATGCTGTCATTATCAAAACGAACGGTTACTTGTGCTACATTTCCACCGATTGTTTTTGTTCCGGAAGGGATCACGCTCTGCACCACATCCTGCAAACCTGTTAATGATGAGATATTTGTCCCTGCTGGATAAGAATAACTGGATGTTTTTGCACTTGTAAAAATAAGCTTCTTTTCGCTTGTAAAAGCCTGTGCAATAAGATTCTGCCCGCTTTCTGTAACAACGGCTGCTTTATATACTCCCATGTTTTTCACTCCTATTCATTCGAAATTGTCTGTATACTGATTTCTGCAACAGCTCCTACCGCATTAGCAGTTCCGGCAATGTCATATACTGTATGCCTGTAAATCGTTTGTACGAATACTCTTGAAACGTTACCCGCTGCATACAATCTATTTGGTACGCGGTTTGTGGTCTGCTGATTTGCTAATATCTGAATGTGTGCCGGAACTACATCCCATAACAGGTCGTATAAAAGATCAATGGCTCCATACCGATCCGATGTGACTTTGATTTTTAACTTGCAGGCAGCAGAATCAACTTCCATTTCATAACCGTCTTTACCATACAGCTCCGTAAGCTTGTCCCGTAAAAATCCAATAGAAAACGGAACAATGGTATTGTATTTTTGCAGTACGCGGGTCCTGCGGTAGTCCAATGCGTCTCCAAAACGATAGACAATTCCCAACAGTCTTTCATAATATGCTATGGTCGCTTCATCGCAGCTTGAGATATAATTGTTTGCACTTACTTTTGCCATATTATCTTCAAGCTGATCCAGAACATGTCCCTGAACTTTTAAAATCTCTCCATATTCAACTATGGGGCGAAAATAAAAGGGCAGTTGCTCTTTTAACTCATTCTCTACATTACTCACCGTTGATCACCACCGTTCCCAGGACTGGTACCTGTTGCAACGCTGCACTTTCTGTCAACTGCAGATCACCAGCTGCACCATTAATTTTTACATTAGATACATTGACCACATCCTGGATTGTCAAAATAGAATAAATGATCCTCGACACATAAACAGTAACCGCATATGTTATCTGATGCGCTTTCAGGGCATCTCCCCAGCTTTTACAGATCGTATCCAGGTATTCTTGTATCTTCTGCCTGATCTGGTCTCTGTATGTCTCTACGCCATTTAACATAGTTTCCACAAAATCAATGTCACAGGTGATATTTAATACCAGTTCTGTTCCTGTTGTGATCGTCACTGCAGCACCAATCGGAGCGATGCCATACCCATCTGCTGTTGGTTCATCTCCGTCATCTTCTAGGGGACATATGATCTTTTGTACCTTCTGAACAATTGCAGGCAACACCGGCCGCAGATCATCCCCCAGAATACTGCAGAGAACGGTTCCGCCACCGTTCCATGCTGGATATACCTGTACAGCGCCAACACCTTCAATGGAAAGAATCTCATTTCTATAGGAAGAAATATTCCCACCAAAAGATGTTACTTCAAAAGTCTCATAGAACCGACTTCTGAGCGCATCATCTGTTTCCTCTTCTGTCCCTGCTGTAATGATCTCACCTAAGATTGCAGATGTAAGTCCATTTACGGCTGTAATCGGAAGCAGATCTCCTGTATAATTATTTCCTGATACGCCTGCATCTGTGCAGGTCATCTCATACACCAATGCTTTTTCGCTCTCAGAAATTTTTTCTCCTACTATAAAAACCTGTGAGTCAGCCCCGTTGATCGTCTTAAATAAACTACCTGACGGCACCGGAACATCAAAGGTTCCTTTTCTCACGGCTGCTGTAGCAGCTTTTCGTGTAAGGCCACGCGTCTGAACGATCTGGTCTAACGAGTCTCCAACAGCCGTGGCCGGATATGCATTATCCTGAAGATTTTTCAAAAGCATATATATGCCTTCCAGGTACCAGGCCACCGGTCCGATCGCAGTCTGTACCAAGCTTCCTTCCCTGGTATCAATATGAGTATCTACCTGGGACAGCATTTCTTTCTGGATCGCCTCCCTGGTATATTTGCTAAAATCGATCACACGCTCACCTCTTCTTTCAAAGCCCCATATACCGTATTTACATAAAAGCTGCAGCTGATCCGGTCTTCTTTCTGCTCAAAGACAAAATCATCTACAGATAATATCCTGTTATCTACGGATAAGGCTTCTTCTATTCTTCGTGGCATGTCGCTTACCACGTAGTCATACTCTTCCCCGATCAGATTCTCCAGCTCTACTCCAAAATCAGAAGAATAGATCTGCCACCGGAAACGTTCTGTATTCAGTAAGATCTCCACTGCCTGTCTCATGGCCTCCAGGCCTTCATCCATACCAGCTATCTGCTTCGTAGACCAGTCGATCAGAAACGTTCTTGTAGGCTTTTCTGCTTTTTTTAAAGGAACTGCTATTCCTACACCTTCTGGTAATGTTGCCATGCTGCCTCCTATGTCATAACTTTGGATAAAACAATAAATTGCTGCCCTTTTTGCACCCGCAGCATGATCACTTTATCCCCAACCTTTAAACCTTCCGTTACAGTCACTGTACCGCTCCCGCCCCGCACTGCTTTTGTCTTTTCGCAGACATTGGACGTCAGGATCAACGCTTCTCCTGATATAGGAGGCAGTGATGTATCTGTCTTTATAGTAAGCGGAGATACTGATACAACCGTTCCAGTCGCTTTATCTGTTAGTTTAACTGCATCCAGATAGTTTTTTATCACCGTCTGGATCACGCCTATAAGTCCCGTCATACTATATTTATGCCTCCCAACTGATCAAATGATTTGACTTCAAACTGCATGATATGGTCTTCTCCAGACCATTTATGGGTTACCTTTTCACAAAGCAGCAATCTGATACTGGCAAGATCTTCAATATCTCCCAGCTGTACTGGAACGATCATTCCTGCACGAAGCTCTACAAGCCCTATTGCTTCCAGTTTCAAAGTCTGTAATACCCTGTTGTAATACTGCAGATATGCCGCACACATCTGATCGATCTGAGCCTCATTCAAGGATTTATCCACCTCATCATAGTATTGGAGAAGCCCCCATTGCTTGATCGTTTCCGTATCTTCATGCACATACACATCCGTCCGGCCGCTCTTCTCATTTTTTCGTACCAGTTTTACACGGTTATAAGTGTCAGAATCAATGTCTCTTTTATAGGTATAATCAGTTGCCAGGCTTCCATCCCCAATCCGACTTGTAAGAAACATTTTGTTTACCTCTGTAAGCGTCAGTTCACCTGCTTTATCATAGAAAATAAATATTTTTCCTGTCTGTATGATAGTCTGGGAAAGGGCGTCAAAGATAATGTCGATACATTCTTCATTTTCCTTTAACAGACTTGGAAACACATATCCTGTAGGATCTAATGTACCAACCTTCAGTCCAAAATCTCCTGCGATACGCATAATGATCTGCTCTAGACTCATGTTGGTAAATGCATAACTGGCTTTGGCTTTCAGATAACGCAGCTGATCATAAATGGTATAGGTCTTTTCTCCGTCCCTTTTCTGTTCCAGAGTGAATACATATCCCTTAAACATTTTCTCTCCGTTGATCGTATATTCCACGGAACTTCCTTCCGGTATTGTGCTACTTCCTATTTCCACACAGGAGAATTTAAGCTTCCCCGGTGCATCCATACGGTTAGTCACCCATTCAATTTCACGGGTTGCATTGATATAGTCCATTACTGTTATCTGATCAGATCCGTCCGGGGCTTTTCCTTTCATCTGTACTAATAATGATCTTTCCATCTTCTTTTACCCCGTGATCTGCAGCTGGCTTTCCTGTACCCAGCCATATGTTCCCACATGCACCGGATAAGCTTTTCCTGATACGATCCTTGTAACAGTCGTATTCAGGTTATTGGCCGAACCATGGGGCTTTCCGCCGTTGCTGTCATAGCAGTATTCTCCATTTACCGTTACAGAAGCGCCTACTCTAAGTACCGGCGTATCCACTGGTCTGGTGGTGTCTGTTCCTGTTTCAGCAGTTGTCTGTCCACTTTCTGTTTGACCAGTGTCTTCCGATGGTACTGTAGTGATCGACACGATCTCCGGATCATAAGAACGATATTCTTTAAAGTCAACCTTATAATATTGGTCTCCAGGTTCTCCGCCCTTATCAATAAGCTCAAAGTTGGAAATAATGCACCGCACATTTGTGTTCTGCATTCCTGACCGAGATATGATCACCCGGCAGATCTTTTTACTTTTCAATGCTTTTTCAAATTTCTTAACATAAAAAGACACATTCTTAGCTCCACTGTTCACATATGGAGCCTTCCGATTTCCAGGAAAAAAGGATTCCCAGGAAAGCTCTTTTAAAGAAGGCTTCCTGGGAACTACGATTTCTCCTACTCCAATAACGTTATAGGTTTTATGATCAGTGGGATATTTAATATTCACTTCTTCCGGATTGACCGGCATCTTAACTTTCTTTCCAGCAAATACCACATAGACCGAATATTTACTTTTAAGTCCTGCCATTAAATATACCTCCTTCCATTAACCATGTGGTACCGGTGTCTGAGAGTTTATTTCCTCAATAAGCATCTTCTGGATGTAATCTGTGACATCCCCTGCAGTAAGGTTTCCGCCTGCGGATTCTGGTACTGTTACATTGATCTGTGGTGCCAGTGTTTTCAGTTCGATCCGGTTCATGTAACGACGTTCTGCCAGATCCCGGTATATCTTAAGATCTTCATCTGACAGTTTAATATCATCAACTTTACCGACCTTTCCTACTTTGCCAACATTGGCAATATCTCCTTTGCCTATACCATCACCTAACTGAAGATCTCCAAAACTGCCTGCCAGATCTCCGATATTTAAACTCAGGTTATCCAGTTTTGCCCCCAGATTAGCTCCGTAGTTTCCCCACTCTGCGGCGGTAGTTCCTATATCCAGATTCGCCATACGCTTGATCTGGATTGCATTCTCTCCGAAGGTACTATCTACCCAGCTTGACATTTTTCCACGGAAACCGCTGACTGCTCCCTGCAGATGGGATCCGGTCAATGCATCAATGGCACCAGCAACGGTCTCAACCATGCTGAGTATTGCATCCAGAGCATCTGAAAACAGATGGGCTATAGCCGCTACAGGATCATTAAACACATTGGCAAAAAACTCGGCAAAGGATGCGATCACATTCCACAGCGTAGCAAATACATTATATCCAACTGCATAGGTCATGCCGAACACCTGACCGACCCATCCACCAACTTCCTGCATACCGACACCGAACTGCTGTGCTGCAATCAATGCTCCAGCAAATAATGCTGCCATTAAAAGAACCGGCCAATTGGCCGCCGCCCACGCTGCAGCATGTGTTCCTGCGGCTGCTGCACTTGCAAGCGCCGTTTGTATTGCCTGGGCTTTTACAAATAAAAAAACAGCCCCAACAGCTGTCAGCATCGGAATGATCATATCCATATTATCAGCTACAAATAAAGCACCCTGACCAATTGCCGCAAGTGCATCTGTTCCGACCTGGGTCAAAGCAGAAAATAAAGAAATGGTCTCTCCTAATATCTCCTGACCTTTATCCGTCTGGATAAAATCATTCCAGGCCTGGGCCATTTCTTTGGCACTATGCTGCACAATATTTTTCCCTTGCGTCATTGCATCGGATAAGGTCATAGGCATGCTTGCAAATTTTTCATTCGTTTCATCTGCCATATTTAAGAGTGAATTTTTTACTACCTGGGCTGTAACTTTTCCGTCTTCTGCATACTGCTTGATTGATCCGGAAGCCCAACCCATGCTTTCTTCAATGGTTCTGGCAATTCCCGGAGCCGCTGCAAGGATAGAGTTTAAATCCTGACCACGAAGAACACCAGCTGCCATTGCCTGGGTAAGCTGAATCATGGCATTGCTCTGCTCCTGGGCTGATGCACCGCCGATTTTAAACTGTTTATTGACCTGTTCTGTAAATGCGATCAGTTCTTCATTGGAAGAAAACGCATTCTTGGCATTTAAGCCCATTTTACCCACTGCATCTGCAGTATCAGAATACGCAGCTCTGGAACGCAGTGCGGACTGATAGATCAGGTCATTTAGCTGTGCCACGGAATGTGTTTCATCCTTCATCAGGTTTAACCTGGCATTGATCTGGGCCTGACTGTCTGATAATCCAAGAAAGCCTTTTACAAGAGAAGTTACTCCGGCTGTTGCCGCAATATTCCTCATTGTCTTTAAAAGATTATTGGCATGTCCGTCTGTCTCCTGCGTTTTTCTTCCCAGCTGTTCCTGGTTTTTAATAGTTTCAACCAATGCAGCATTGCTCTCTTTGATTGCCTTGGTCATCTGATCAAAACCAGACACATTTACATAATTAGAAGCTTTGCCAATTGCCTGTAAAGCTTCTCCCTGTGCCTTGATCTGACCGTTTATATCCTGGAGTTTCTGCTCTAAGGCATTAAATCCAGTTGCAGCGATGTAATTGGAAGATTTTCCCATCATTTCGATGGTACTGCTTACCTTTGAAGTTTCCCTTACTGCCGACTCTCCCAAATTAAGGAAACGGGTAAACGCAGCAGTAAAACTGTCTGTTAAAATAAGATTTTCCTGTATCTGTCCCACTTACCCGCCTCCTTACTTATCTTTGACTTCTTTAGAAAGCCGTTCCATCATGGCTGCCATTAAAAGCTTTTCTCTTTGAGACCGTTTTTCAAAATCTTCCGGGAAGATTCCAAGAGAGACAAAAGCAAAATAAGACGCCTCTGTCTCCCAGTCTCCTCCCTCTAAGAGTTTTTTGCCATCTTTAAGACATTCTGGGCCGCTTTAATATCATTGATCTCTGAGATCGCATCCTGAATGATCTGTTTTTCACCAACTGAAAACATAATGCTTGGAACATCTGCCGGATCCATTACACCATAAAAAGTACATAACTCTGTATCTTTCAGGTTTGGTTCTACCAGACACATCGCGATCAGCTGGTTTCCATAGGTTATAGCATCAAGATTGCCTTTTTCATCTGAGTATCTGCGCACCAGGATCTCATTCTCCTTAGGAGAAATGGACTTTACCACAAAAGGCAGTGGCTTTCCTTCCTCATCCTTAAAATTTTCCAGATACACGGTCTTGGTCTTTCCTGCCGGCGCCGGCCTTAAATAAGCTCCTAATTTTCCCATTCTTTCTGTCCTCCTGTTATTTGCCTAACTGAGAAGGCTGATCGTTAAACCATTTCAGTACTTCAAAGTCATTAAATGTAAATGAAATATCTTCCTGTAAACTCTCTACGGAGTCATCCAGGCGGATGATCGGTATCTTTGTAAGAAGCACATTATAAACCCCTATGGTCTGCGCTCCCATGGAAGAAGACGGATCATCATTGGTGATCTGAAACTTGATCGTTGGAAAACGGCCAGTCTTCTTATACTCCGTCAAAATCTTTAAAAATGCCGGAGTACCATAATAAACCGTTGCTGTTCCCGAGTACTTCACTCCCTTTGGTTTATTCTGTGTTACAAGAGCGCCGCAGACTTTAAATTCACCTGTCTCAATCTCTGCATCTGACTCAAACTTCTTTAAACCAAACAGCAGGACATTTTCCCCATCTACCTCCATAAACGCTGTTCCGGCTGTACCACGAAGAGAATCCTGGGCTAATAAATAACCTTCATTTTTCACGCTTTACACCTCCTTATTCAGCGCTTGTATCGGCAGATACCGTTACAGTCATGTAGATCTTTTCTACACTGTCAACCGGCTGGATTGCTGCATTTACAACGACTGCATCAACATCCGTTCCTGCAGATACCTGGATATCATCCGCTTCAAAATTCTGGATGCCGCCATTGGCCTGCATCTCATTCAGATAGCCAACGATCCAGCCTTTCAACAGATTTCTGCCGTCCTCGTTGTTATTGATTTTTCCAATGTAATACAGAGAAAACTGCTTATACACGTCATTGCAGAACTGTTTTAAAACACGCATCACACGATTCTTGGAAAAGTATTTCTGCTTATCCACAGTAATGCTGGTAAAAGTGTTGATATCTGTGCATATCTTAACGGTATCAAAAGAGTCAATGAACACGATCTTGCCTGCTTTAATAGCTGTCTCGATCTCCGCATCGGAAAGCTTTGGTGCTGCACTGACTGCCCCCAGATACCTGGAATAAGTAAGAGACTGGTTATAAGAGGCACCTGCTTCTGCACCGCCTAACCACCAGGTTGCCTGCTGTGGGCTGAGAACAGTCCCGTCAGACAGCTTTACTCCATTCCCGCAGGAAATGACCCATTCACTGTCGCAGCTTTCCGCTCCTGCCATAACTGCCTGGCATTTATGACCTACCTTTTCGGAAATACGTTTCACAAAAGAGGCATAGGCCTGTACAATGGTCTGCTCCGTACCGTCATAAACCACGATATCAAAATCATACTTTTCCAGCTGGGAAAGAAATTCCGCATGATCCGCATTTGTGATCGTTGGATCTTTTCCGCCTGTAAGCGCTGTTCCTGCCGTTTCAGTAATGTCCTCTGCACTGCTGGAGAATGTTACCCAGTTATTAGCTGACAGCTCCGATGCCTTCGATACCACCTGTTCATCTCTGACTTTTCCGTCCACTACCGTAGAAACGGTATAGGTTCCTTCCATATCCGGCTCTTCCTGGACAACAACCGTGATATCATTTCCACGGACTCCTTCATAAAGAGCTGTTGCTGTCACCGTTCCCACAGTTGCTGCAGCTTTTGCACCACCTGTTCCCTTGAGCCTGTATAACAGGATCTTGATCGGCCCCGGTGTTGTATCGCTTCCCTTCATCATCTCCTGAAGGAATAATGCCTTTTCATGCATTGCATCATAACCGATATAAGGCATTAACTCCTCTCCGGGAATGATTGTCTGCATTTTACCGCCAGGTCCCCAGGAAAGGGCTTCTGCAATTGCAACGGTCCCTTTCTCTCCAATCTGTGCCGCAAGGTTCCCTTTCGACTTTGTATTGATATAAACACCTGGCTGGACTTTATTCTGGCTTGTCCATATTCCACCTGCCATATCATCTGCCTCCTTTCAATGCTTTTTCCAAAGCTTTAATCGCTCCGGAAATAGTGTATTCCGACTCTGTCAGGATCACCTTTGCAAAATCAGGCTGGTATCCTGACAAATGCCTGCTTTTTAAAAGCTTCTCTGTACTATACTTCTTCTCAGACATTTTACCTGTCTTCTTTGATTCCAATGTCATTTTCCTCCATATCAGACATGAGATTTTCTTTCGCCTGCAGCGCCACTCTCTGACGTATATGAAACTGGTAATGCAGCTCTTCATCTTCAATGTTCCACTGCCGTTCACTGGTAGGAAGAAGTGTGCGAAGATCACTATTATCTGCATACCAGAATGTATCTAGGGTCAGATCTAAGAACTCTGCAATCTCCTGGATCTTCTGGTTCCCATTTACAAGGTTCCTCTGCTGCACAAATACGATATCCACTCCCAGATCACGGTAGTAGCGGTTTCCTGCATGCTCTTCTGTAGTCGAAGGCATAAAGAAAATAAAAAAGCAAGGGAATTTCGTCCCCTGCTGGTTTGGGCTGTCATAAACAGGATAATCCGGGTATTGCTTCGTGAGCAATGCTGCCAGACTGTTTATCACATTCTGTAATGAAAAGATCATCTAAATGCCTCCTTTACCCGTTTATCCAGTTCTGTTCTGACCACTGATCTGTACTTTTTGATTGCAGCTTCTTTCATGTATTTGCCTTTCACGTAAGATGTCTTTGTACCTACAACTAAGCCACCAGATCCATCCGGGCTGCGTTCCAGGAGATTACCATTGATAATAAGTCCAGGAACAAAGTGTTTATCTACCCGGTGCCCGTCATTCACATAGGATGCATACTGCATATTGTTATTGAGCTCAGTCTGAACACTGCCGCCCGTCACGATTGGCGTTGTCACACTGTCTGTCGCCCAGTGCTGTGCCATCTGACCGCTTCGCATGTTAGTTCCTGCCAAAGTCCCATCATTTGGCGGTGTTTTCTCTGCAGCTACACGAACCGCCTCGATTGTGGCCCCTTCTGCGACTTCTGCAAGGATCTGAGGGATATTCTCACCCGCTCTTCTCAATTCATCCAGACGTTTGCGCATCTGGCTGCCGAAACTTGACATCTGATCACCTCCCGGATCCGATCAGGTTCTCTCTTAAAAGGGGCACCTCTTTATGTTCCAGGCCTGTGAGCGCACCTCCGATTGGATCATAAAAATCCTGGGGCGATCCGGCAAGATACCGTTCCGGCTCATTTGTATGCCCAGTGTTTCTCCCACGGATCACATACACCTCATCTCCGGCCTGGATATCCACAGAAAGATCACAGGAAAGTTTATCCTCTCCCCTGGTCCTGGCGGCATTGTCGGTAATGCTCGGGCTTCCGGTTCCTGTGTGGTACACGCGGCACGGGATTTTTTCCGCCATCTTTTTCCGTTCCTGTCTGGTAATATTCCCATCCTTTACTGAAACGACCCGACAGATGTCCATGAGATCGGTATACCAGTTTTTAAAAATCGGATTGTCAAACAACATACATGCCTCCCATTCCCACCAGCCGGGCAAGCGTTGCAAGCTGCTGCCCGTACTGTGTGGCATTCCAGCTGCCCCATTTCTCAGTTCCAATCGTTACAGCGGAATTATCATAGCTGATCTGGGTATCGCCCATTGTGGCACTCTTAATGACTCCGGCCGGCTGTGCTGCTGCAGCTACCTGCGATGCTGATGAAGATTCCGGAGCATATGTCTTTAAATACATCGCTCCAAAATGCGCCAGGTAAAGCCCCGCAGCATACCGCCACATGCTTCCCCAACGGGATGGAAGTACGCTGTCATTGACCTGAGTCAGAAATGTTGTCAGGATTCCTTCTGGAAGAAGATCCGTAAACTGCGGGAAATCTTCTAGGAACATCTCTTTTGAATATGTTCCCTGTTCTCCCGGCTGGGTAAGATTTGACGCCTGCTTCTTCGCTGCTTCAAACTTCACAGCCATTGGGTTTGTACTTCCATACGGCCACATGGTCATCACTCTTTCTTTTTATTCCTGGCTGTTTTCTTTGGATCCTCTGCAGCTTCCTGATCTGGCTCTGCTTTTTCTGCGTCTGGGCGAATGTCATGTTCAGCAGCCAACTTCCCTGCTGCCTCATCCGCTTTATAAAGTTCCTTGTCCCGCGTGCTTTCTGGAAGAGCAATATTACCGCCAAGAATTGCACGCTGAACCAGATCACTCTCTGCCACATCTTCCGGAATCTCTCCGATATAATCTCTTTTTATCTTGTAAACCGAGCCATCGGCCCGGATCACAAGATAATTTCTCTTTGATACGATAAACATGCTTTTCCTCCTTAAATTCCATCTACATAGAGCATAGACTGGTCATAGAACATCTCAACCTCAGAAAGGTTGCCTGCATAAGCAGTATCAAAACAGAAATCCTGCGTATTGGAACTTGTCATGGCTCTGGTAAGCGGTGCAAGTTCATCCATTGCAAGGAAGCGCTCTTCATTGCGGTATACAACCATACGATCCACACCAGAGTCACCTGCTCCCTTGCACCACTTTGTCGCAGCGATCACAAGATCAGATCCGTTCTGCTTTGCAACATTATTTTCAAGAAGGAAGGTTAAGATCGTCTTCTCTGCCAGTTCTGACACTCTTGTCGTTGCCAGATAGTTAAACTGCTCATATGGCATAATGATATGGTTTGGAATAGCCGCATTGTCGTTCTCGCAGGCATTCCATGCCAGAAGGATAGCATCATTAATATCCTTTAAGATCTGATCAGGAGTCTTATCTTTGAATTTGGTACTTGGCGCGGTTGCACCATTAGATGCCGCATTTGTTATGGTAACATCTGCATTGTTCACAAGGCCGGTTGTACCGAAGCGTGCAAAACCGGTGTATGTGTTTTCATCCATATGTTTATCATAGGTCAGACGCAGACCATCTTTCAGAAGACTGTCAATATTGCGTCCAGTCATATTGCCGCGCTGTAAGTCGATCCACATGACGCGGGTTCCAGCAGCCACCATATGTGCCTTATACATGCCTTTGGAAAAGTCTGCCTGCACCATTGGGATTCCGTTTGCTCCACCGGAATGCATCAGATTATCACCAGAGCCGCCAGTGATTCCATAGCCAACCTGCATGGCAGAAACAAACTCAGCCCAGCCGCCGCCTACGCGGATCGGGATATCTCTTGCGTACGTGAAGCTTGTAAGAGGTGTCCGAACAATCGGATCACGTTTTTCCAGCTCAGCAGTTAAAAATGCCTGTCCGGATGCAATCCCCGCTGCATCCATAGTAAAAGCAGCCGCATTTGCATTTCCAGCAGATCTGCTTGCCGCTCTTCCTAAATCAAAAGTACCTACGTTATTGAATGCCATGTTTTATTCCTCCTATGCGTTTAAGATGGTCAGGATACGTATTTCTGCCACACCATTGGCATCTGCGCTTCCCTTCCACTGTGCGTTTGTCAGTTCCACATTCTTTCCGGTATCTGCAGCTGCCTCAAATCCACCAACAACCGCATTGGGATAAGATTCATTTTTAACAGTACGGATATAAACCTTTCCGCCAGGTGCCGGTGTACCATTCTGACAGATTACATTCACGCAGCCACGTTTCATGACCGGCACTGCTTCACCGATGCGATAGCTGCCTTCATTCTGGTTCATGTAATCTGTTGCAGATTTCACCTCGCGGATCGCAACTCCAACGAAATTGGCCGCTTCTGAACTTGCTTCCCATGGTTTCACTGCGCCAGCAGTTCCAAATACAACCGGAGCACCAAAAGCAATTGCTTTTTCCACTGGGTGTGTATCAACCACCATGTCTGCCTGTCTTGCATAACTTCCAGCATAGCCGTGTGGCATGCTCTTTCCAATTACCTGTCCTCTCATTACTCATTCTCCTTTCTCTTGTGCGGGTTTCTTGCATCATAGGCTGCCTGGCATTTCTCAACATCCATTGCAGGCGCCTTATCAGCAGCTTTCTTTGCATTCGCCTTGGATGCATTTAAGATTGCACTGATATCATCCTTTGCTTCATTAGTAGTTACCAGATTAATCAGCGCATCAGAAACAGCTTTCCTCTGTGCCGGATCCTTGATAGCCGCAATCGTTGGACGCATGGCTTTTAAAATTCCAAGAGCCACTGCCTTATCCATACCTTCGCAGGACTTTTCATCCATCTCTTCAGCTGGGACGACTTTGGCATCCCCTTTTTCTTCTTTTTTGTCTTTCTCTGGATCTTCGTCTTTGGTTTCTTCTAATGATTCAATTGCCGCATCTATTGGATCCTTTTCTTTTTCCTCTTCCTTCGTTGCCTCGTCAAAGATTTCCAAAATCCGGTCAATCTTTTTATCAAGAGCAACCAGAAATGCAGAATCTTTTGTTGGAGTTTTTTCTGTCTCTTCTGTTTTCGTTTCCTCCTGCTTTTTCTCCTTAGGATCCGTCTTTTTCTCCTCTGCCTCATCCGCGTCCATTGCAGCTGCAGCATCCATAGCCAGCTGCTCGATCTCTTCGGCACTCTTGTCTTTCACTGCCTGACCGAAGAGCTTAAAAAATAATCCTTTTTTACTCATTGCTTTCCTTTCCGGCTGTTTCGCCTTGTTTTTATCTGAATCTAAAATAGCGGCCCGTTTCCCGGCTCTTCCCCGGTCCACAACCGCTACATGATTCCCTATGATGTTTTTCTGGCTGTATGTGCCATCTGCGTTCTTTACATAATCGCATTCATACCCACAACTGATTTCCCGCTTTCCGTTCTGGATCGCATCAATTAAGTCTCTATCGTGGATGTGAAGGTCTGCAATCATGTAATCCGCCCATTCGCCAGATCCTCTGCGGACATTCTGCGCATGTCCCATCTCGTATGTTTTCACGTCATCCGGGCCGATCAAAGTCGGTGGATGATCATTCGTCACCGGCTTGCCCTCAAAAGAAGCAAGAGCCGATTCCGAAAAAACCTCATCCGGAGAACGGATCACCGCGATGATCTTATCAGCATTCCCATCCGTAAGTCCCAGTTCCCTGCCAAGATAATCCTGCGATCCGGTGCGGGCAATCGGCACATTTTTGCAAATCAAAAAGCCCTCGCCAGTCTCGATCTGGTTGGGGCTTATTGTATATCCGTAATATGCAAGCATGTACGCTCCTTTCTGTCTATGATTTTATTGCACCTGGGGCATCTGTTTACATAACCGCCATAAGGGCCGGAATCCCGGCTCCAATGCTTCCGGTACTGGTGCCTGCACCGGTGCTGCCTGATCCATCTGAAGATTCCCATTGTGATCACCTCCTATTGTTGCGACGTCGCAACTCTAAAAATGGGCACAAAAATACCACCGGCCGATTGACTGGTGGTATTATTCCTGACTATAAGGGCACTTGGAACATATTTCCCGTGCCTTTTCGATATCCTCAATTTCTTCCAATTCTTTTGTAGATGATACCTTAAAAAAATGATTCAGGCACATCATGGAGTCATAACACAAATCTGCGCATATTACTTTTTGGTATGCGGGGCAATAATGGTCCGCCTCATAATCCAAATCATAAGCCATTTTCAGTACCATCACTCAAATCCCCATTAATTTGTCTGGTAATAAATATCGTCACGGATACTTTCGAGCATATACGTTTTCTCTGAAGGCTCCTGACCTTCATCCATCCAATAAATTGACTCATCTTCCATAAAGTCCATGAAATCAATTTTGGTATCTACATCAACAACAAAACATCCATTGTTCTCGACATTCAGGACACGCTGTACAAGCGGATTTTCCGGATACATTTCCTTTAAAAAATCAATCTGTTTTCTTGTCAGTTTAAACTCTTTTTCCATTTCTTTCATATAATCGCCTCGCTATATCGCTATCAGTCGGATTGCACTGAATCAGTTTTCCAGTATCCAGATTGACAGAAACCGTCGCATTTGCACCAATATATTTCTGGCTTCTGTCTCCTTTGGTATCTGTCACGATTTTTCTGATATCAAGAGGGGTCTTCAACGCATCCTGAATATCTTCCACGGTTACTCCAGATCTGGATCTTCCAGTTTTCGGGTCTTTCATAGTTCCGATCACACGTTCTAAAAAGTGCTTTCTCTGACCAGTTATTTTCGTTCCCCGTACTGTTTCAATCCCAATCATTTTTGCGTCAATTTCATCATGGAGATGAATATAGTTTTTTACACCAGATAACGGAGAAATCATTCCCTTCTTTACAGATTTCTTATAATCCTCGTACAGATGCCATCTCTCAGGATCATTATACTTCAAATTCCTGAACTTCGCAAAGTCTTTCGGTATATCATTCCCCAAAATGGCTCGATACTCTTTATGTTGCTTCATATCCCGGAGGAGCTTCTGCCGGTTCTTCTCTTTTTCTCGATATGCCGCGATCTGTTTCTTCGTTCTCGGATCCCGGTTCAGAGGGTTCTTCTCAATACTCGAAAAGTCCTTGTCCTTCTGAATCCGCTCTGCGCTCTTGCCGATCGTTGTGTACTTAATAAGAGCATGCAAGCAGTTGGGATGGATATTTAAGTATGTATTTGAAAGGTCATTGCTCCCAGCCGGGTCTACTTTCCCGAACGCAACTGTAAGTGGTGGATAGTCCGGATTCGTTCCACTCTTGGAATAGACACGACCTTCCAGTGGCGCACAAACCGGACAGGTTGTTCCTACCTTCGTGATCTGCCAGAGATCATAATCATCGGAGCTCAAGAGCGCAGCCACTTCCGCTTGTCTGGCCGTTGTCCGGACTGCCATGTTTCCATATGCCTGTATGCTCCATCTTCTCCCTGCCTTGTCGGTAAAACCTGTGATCCCATTGGTCTCCATCTCTTTGATCAGGTCCTCACTGGTGCGGATCCACGGCTTTCCTGCTGCTTCCTGCCTAAGCACCTGTTCCAGAGCAAGCTTCCGATAAGGATCATTCTCAAGTCGTGCTATCGTAAACACGCTCTCAACACTCTTTTTTGCCGTTCCTGCCATTTCTAGCAGTTCACCCTGAAGATTGTTCGCAAGCTGCTCCATAAGCGCGATCTGGGTCACTGAGTACATCCCTGGCATGCTTCTCGCATTGGCATATCCGGCAGCATCTTTATCGGAATGATAAAAGATCTTTTCAATCATTGCCGGAACATAACTCCATGAGGTATCTACCATGCTCTGTAAGATCTTCTGGACACGTTCCAGAGCAGCAACCTCCGCATACTCTACATGACCTGCATTCCGCTTCCTGGTGATTTCTCTGATCAGCTCTTTCTCTGTACGGAGGAACAAATTCCGAAGAAGCGCTGTGACATCAGCGGTCTGCGGCGGTCGGATCTTCGTTGCCATTTTCTATCTCATCTCCTCCTGCGTGATCTGGGAAGGAAAACCCAGCCATAAGATCTTGCATGCTGCGGGTTTCCGAATAGAACTTTCCTTTTCCCGCTTCAATTGCTTCATCAGTGATCTTGCTGTAAAGTCCAGTCTCATCTGACAGGCTCTTAAGCTCCTGCATTGCTGTTGCCGCATCGATCAGATCATTCTGATATGCAGCAAAGATTGCATTGCTCTTTCGTTCTGTGATCTCTGCCACATCCTTTGCGTCTGGAGTCTGCATTGGCGGGAAATCAATCTTCATATCATCCGGGATGTTGCCCCATGCAGATAAAGCCATGACTGGAAGCAACTGTTCTATGATCCCACGCAGTTCCGTTTCACGGAGACCGTCAATGTAATCATAATAGTTTTTCAGATCTGACTCTCCGGTTGCATTCATACCCGCAGGAGAACGTCCAAACAGCTTCGTTACCGGTGTCCTTGCAGCACCAGCTACATCCATCATCACACGGTCATAAACATCTGGAAGCCCCGTAAACGTGTACTGCGTATTGTGGATCGCGTCTCCTTTATTGATCATTCTGGTTCCGAAGTTGCTTTCCATCATGGACTGGGCGGCCAGAGTATTCCAGAAACGGCGCTGAATCTCGGCATTTGCAGATCCAAGCAGCTGATCTAACCCATCTGTTTCCTGATAGTTGATATTAGCCCGGAAGGTAAGAGCTGCAATGTTACCGGCAACATTATCTCTCCGGATCAGTTCTTCGTAGATTGCTTCTATTTCTGACTCTCCCCAGTATTGCTCTGTTACCTGCTCCATCCATGGCAGTTCACGTCCAATAAAACGAATCACACGGCTATGGTGAACTCTGGCTACCAATGTCCCCGTCTCATCATTTCGGACTGTATAGTACTCTGGAAGTCCAAAATCTGGATCTTCTGCATCTGTGACCAGTTCACCTTCTGGATAAATGCCATTCCACCGGTCTAAGATATGCAGTCCCAGGAAGCTTCCTGGCATCACAGTATCCATGTCCAGCGGCATGCTCAGATCATTCTGTCCTTTAATCAGGATCACACCGGCAGCTCCACCATAAAGGCGTCCCCAGTACATCCCAAGCAACAGTTTCTTTCGTATCTGGGTCTTACATTCCAGCTGCACCATTTCTTTTAAATATTGAGGCGCAATGCTAGTCTTTAAGTCATACCATTTGCGGATCATATCATTTGGAATAGTTGCTATGATATTCTGTACGATCCAGTTCTCCCGGTAAAGACTTGTAAGCAACTGATAGTTCTGTGTCATACGGGTCATAGGGTACTCTGTTGCCTGCAAAAGATCCATGGTTCCAAAACCTATCCTTGCAGCAGGATTAGAAAAAGCGTCCATCGTTGTGACGGGCGCCCTTTGGTTCATATTCTGTTTTGTAGCCGTCCGTGTCTGACGTGACGTCTTTTTCTTTGACATTTAACTTCCTCCTATGCTCCGATCCGCCACTTTGGCAGGACCGTATAGCAATAATATCTTAAAGCATCCGGTCCGTGATCTTTTTGTTTAACCGGCTTTTCTTCTCCGCGTTCAGCTGCCTTATCATCCCATACGTAAGACTGCATCTCACTGATCAGGCCCTTGCAGTTATCTTTATTGATCCGGATATTTCTCTTAGCCAGGAGAGAACCAACCACACGGATACCGTCTGCCACCTCATTATTGGCCGGTTTTACATACAGGCCACGGCTGCGTAACTCCGTAATAAATGATGCTGCTGATGGGTCCACAACAACCATACATTGATTCTGTGGTTCCATTCCCATAAATTCTGTCATATCATCTGCATACTGGGCATCCGTCCTTTGCGGATTTGCACTGCGCCTTGCTTCCTCAGAACGGCTGTCCCACCGATATTCCTGGTCAATCCATATAGTCTGTCCATCATCCCATACCTCCAGAAATACACACGGGTTCGTCGTACCATAATCTACTGTAATGGCCTTCATAGCTGTGTTCTTTAAAGCAACCGGACGTTCCTGATCAGTATACAGGTTATCATCTGTGAGCATAGTGTAGATCAGGCCTTCCGCTACAGCCCACAAGCCTTTGATATAGCGTAGATAAAAGACACCTGCATACATTGCCCTGTACTTTTCTTTCACCTTTTCAGAAAGGCTCAGGTTATCATCCATTGTAAAGTGCAGATACAGCAGCCGCTTCTTAATACGCTTATCGATCCATTCCAGCTTAAACCAGTGCATTGGACCGGCCGGGTTACAGTTAAACCACCAGGTCGCACCTTCCACGGAGCATCTGGCCGTTGCCTGGTTTACAAAGCTTTCCGGCATCAACGCAACTTCATCAAAAAAGGCACCTGCTGCCGTGATACCTTGCACCAGGTCCTGGGAACCTTCATCCTTGCCACCAAATATGTAAAAATAATTGGTCCTGCCATTTCTGCTGACTTCCAGCATGTTGGGAAAGTTTCCAGAAATATGATAGATCCAGTGATATCCCCGGCTGGTGAGCATCAGTTTCAGGTTCTGCAGCACGTTACGCTTAAAAGAGCTGATCGTCTTTCCTGCCATGATGAAATTCTGTCCGTCATAATTTTCCATGCTCCACATTGTATAAGACAGGCTCATGCTGACTGTCTTTCCAGAACGGATCGCTCCATCTGCAATTATGCCTCCTGCCTCTCGCACTGGACTGTTCGGCAGCCACCATGTAAAGATCTGGCGTTGCTTTCTGGAAAACTTTTGAAACTTAAATATTGGACGTTTCTTCTTCATTCTCTGCGTTCTCCTTTAAGCTTTCATCATTTCTCCAATCATCTGCAGCAGAACTATCCAATGCTTCTAAGAAACCGTCATCTTCCTGTTCTTCCTCATCCAGATCACCTAATTTCCTTGCTGCCATTTCTAACCGCTTTGTCTCAATTTCCAGGCGCGTATCATCCACACCATACCGGTGCAACGCGTCAATGGCGGCCTGTTTCCTGGTCTGGACACGGGTCAGTGCATCCTCAATGTTCTGGATCTGCCCCAGCTTCCCGCGGTATTCCAAAAGGTCTGTTTCCTTGTCCTTTTCAAGACCTTTCTTGTGTCCTACCGCAGTCATGCCAGTCTCACCGACAACACTCTTATTCTCTTCATCTGCTGCGTTGCGCAGCAGCTCGATTCGCTTAAGCATCCGGCGCTCTCTGACAGTTAAAAGCTGTATCTCCTGCATAAGAAGCGCCTGCTTGTCCTCTGGTACTGCCTGCACCAGACGCTGCTCTTCCAGATCCAGACAATCAAAAAGGAGAGTCTCAAACTCTCCCGTAGTAACTGCATTCTTATTTTTCTCCGGAGCGGCACCGCCCTTGTTTCCGGCAGCATTCTTATTTCCCGGCTGGCCGCCTTTCTTTTTCGCAACGTTGCGTTTCTTCTTTTGCAACGTTGCATTATCCCAGCCATATCTATTCTTCCAGCTTCGGATTGTCCCCTCCGGGATTTTCAGAAGATCTGAAATTTCAATCAGTTTCTTGCCTTCCAGGAACAGATCTCTGGCCTGTTCCATTCTGGCATCCGGCGCTCTGGCCATGCACCACCACCTCTCATTCGTGTTTGTTTTGAGTATAGAAAAGGAGCCACGCGGCGGTGGCTCTCCTTATCTTATGAATAAAAATCATTTTACAACCTTGTGAACTACCCATTGTCTAAAGCCAATGGGCTTCCTGCTTCCCTGACCTCGTAACCTACTATCTCCACAGGC